AAGCACAGAGTTTATAATATCTGCATATGCGATGGGCATATCAATCTGCATATTTTCAGTCCGTAATATTCCTCTAAGGTTGGTTATGATAGTTTGTGCAACTTGAGACTTATTAGAGTCTGGATGTGCAACGATGTCGATATTCGCTGCAAAGTTGATAATTCTAGCATCCAAGATATCGTAAGCATCACTTACTGCCCTGAACTCGTTTAGATAAATTCTAAGATTCTTTTTGAGCGTATCTGAAGACATTGCAAGTTTCTTTCTCTTATCTCTAGAAATAATGAATATTTGAGATGCTAATGAATTAATAGGATTGGGTCGAAGACCAACACGATAAACTCTGCCAAATGCGTTTGGTAGTGTATAGATCCTAGCAATAAGGTCTTCCTTTGTTATAATACGCCCCTGGGCGGCACGACTAGATGGGATCAATGCCCTTAATTCATTAATCGTAGGAGCGCGGTCACCATCTAGAGCTGGAAGCGGATTTGAACAATCTACAGATCCGCGTACGAGACCGGCTTCAGAAGCAGATGCGGTGGATGAAAAACCTAGAAACAATGTAGTAACAGTTTTGATTGTATCACTTCCTACATTATGTTTTAGACCTCCACCAGCCCTATATGTAATTGTTAGAGTTGTATTTCTTGGAGAGATACCGAGGGTTTGCGTTTGAAGCATAGAATTAGGATCTATGGTAAATCTTGAGAATGTGTTCTTTCCATATAGCGGAAGAGCCAACTCAGATGGATCTGGAATAATATCATTATCTAAAGTTTTTGCATTTCCAGAACCAAATCGTACAGTTGTTAGCTTTGTATTGTAGTCATATGATTTAATGAATCTATGAGGAGCTGGAATAACTTCAAGATTATATCCCACAGAACCATTGTCTTCGGATAGGTTAATAATCTTTCTAAAAACAGTATCTTGTGACAATGATTCCACTTCATAGTACATGTTACCGTCGCTGTCTTTAATACTAATCACATCTGTAACATTCTCATCAGGTAGCGTGAGCGTTCGAAATGGTTTATGAATATTCGGAATAGCTGTCTTAAACTCTTTTCGATAACCCGAAAGGCAAAGACCAGATCTCATAACGACATAAGACGTTGGAGTTCCATCTTCCGCTGTTTCTACAACGACTGACTCATAAAGATAATTCCCGTCTGAATCTTTCTCAGAAAAATCTAGATCGAGGAGGAGGTTAAACGGTACCGCATCATTAGAGGTAAAGGTTGATAATGCACCGATTGAAGGAAGTAGCGCAGCCTTTGGCGCTGTATTACCGGTAATCGTCTCTGCTGGAATCTCAAAATATATTTTAAGCATTACTACCGAAGGGGAAGCTCCATGAACTTTTACGCCGGCATTCCGTAAATGCTTTTGAATATTTTTCGTCTCAATCGCGGTGGACCAATTAAGCTCATTAAACTGGTGGTCAAGATAAAATGACATTGAGTCGCCAACAAAGGCTGCCATGTCCAAAAGTAAACCACCTAGACTTACATCAGAGAAATCTTGGATTTTATCTGAAAAATATAGTTTGGCGTGTTGATACAACGCATTACGAAAAGACTCAAAATCTTTTGCAAGATAATTTCGTCTTACCTCATTTTTCAAACTTCTTTGTACGTTTATTCCCACTTTTTATCCCGCGCTATAAATTAGTATTTCCATCCCGCGAGCTTTTGTTTTAAGCTTGGGGACCTTATATGATAGCTTAACGCCTACCTTTGCTACCTCTTTATTATCAAAATGTTCTATTATAGGTTCGAATGTAAGTAGCGCGACATAGGGCATCCAGCGATTACAGGCCTGAGTAATTCTGTTCATTGCCTCTGTCGACCCCGACTCTGTCGACATTTCGAATGCCAACTCCATTAAATTCGCACCTAGTAATGGTTGTCCTAACCTCTCTCCATGATTAGTCAAAATTAAGTTTATTAGATTATCATGAATCTGGTCTGTGAATGATGTGTGCATTCTAATAAAGTCTGTACCAGACTCTGACAATGCGACAGGCGTCTTTATTCCAACAGGAGGAGCACGCTCTATTCTACTATCAAGCTCTGCTTGCCTCTTATAAGAGGTACCTACAGACTTGAAATTATAAACTGTGCTATTTGCTTTTCTAGTTACAGCCATGATCTACCACCCATACTAAATATTCGCTTAAAGAAATAGTGATGTGATAAGTCACAACCTAAGCAAATCAATAAAAAGTTACATTAACATTCCAGTACCAGTGCCCATACCGGCACCAGTAACTGGGCCGGCGACCGTAGCGCCAATCGCAACGCCAGCAAGGACTGTCACCACTTGTGTCGTTACCATTGCCTGAATTGTATAGTCATGGATAGCATTTGCTAACTTTGTTGCGAGAGCTTGATTAATATCTGTTGGACTTGGACCGTCCTCATCTCCGGGTGAAATTTCTCGACCAGCTTCTTGAAGAGCTAAAAAAATCTCTGCTTCTAACATTGGTTTTGCTGCTGATAATGGCATCGTTTTCTCCTATTCGCCGAATATTCTTTCAGACATTATGTTCGGAATTTCTCCCATCCTAGAACTCATATCTGCTTTAAGCGTCGCGGCGGCGCTATTTAATTGGGGTGATGGTGCTCCGTAACCCGGGGTCACGTGTGTAAGGATGGTATCACAAAAAGATTGAACATCGGACATTATTGAGTTAAGTAAATCTTCCAGCTGTTGATATTTTACATATGGCTGAGAGCTTCCGTCTCCAGGACCAGAATTATCTTCGCCAAGGCCTCCATCATCAGGATGCCTTCCAAGAAAAATCTTTGAGCCGCTAATCTGAATTGTACCGTCTGATAACATGTATAAGCACGCCAGATCTTCGTCGGGGAGGCCTTCTTTTATGATCCTAATAGAGCCGTTAATTTCTGGAGCTTCATCGACTGGAAGATCTGCATCCACTTTTCGGGCTATGATTCTAATTTCGTCTGCTTTCGCAACCACAGATGATGGATAATCTTTAGTTATAAGAGTCATCTCACCGTCTTCTGGACCGATGAGTGTAGGAACAGTCGATCCTGGTATAGAGATATTAAAGTTAACATCTACGTCACTTCCCTGTGCTACTAGTAGACGAGCAGCGTCATAGGCGAAGTCAGGATCACCTTCTGCAGGGGCATCCAAACGATTCAGGTCAGCTTTTTCATTTCCTTGGGGATTTTTATTCACCTCTATCCAAGCCTCTCGGCCAGTTCCCATGGTTTCCGGAATTGGAGTGTTAAGAATGCAGCGAGGCGCTGTCAACATAGGTGGGCTCTCTTCCGTTCTACCGCGGTAGCGCCAATCGTAACGTCCTCGGCCAGCCACAATATCAATCGTCCCCCAAACATAATCTTTTCTGTCTTCTATGTCATCCTCATCTTCAGTGGCATTGGAGAATTCTGGAGCCCAAGGAAGATCGAGCTCGTCCTCTCTTTTCATTTTACCCCAGCCGCGGTCTTCGCCTAACGATATTAGAGTATTATGGGATCCTTGTATGACAAAATCACCTGGCTTTTTAGTAAACCTTGGAACATGCTGTCTCTTAAATTGGTCATAAGCGATAGAAACATTCACAATATCTTCATACGCTAATTCTGCTTTGAGCGTAAACGCATCTTCGGTACCTGTCCCATTGGGAAAGCCAAAAATACGATCATCCATTCCGTCACCATCGAGGTCGAAATTCTCCTGGGGACTACTTGCCTCGCCGGTGCTAGTGGATGTCGATGCGCTAGCATCAGAAGTTATCTCTGTCCCTGAAGCAGCGTCAGCTTTTTCTTTTGTTGTAGGTTGAGCTAAGCCTCCGACCAATTTTCGATCAGCATGAGTGAAATTAATATCATCTACATGCGCTGCTTCTGGAATACGGCACATCCAATATTGAATTTTCGCTGGATTATCTGGAGAGTCTTGTACTACCCAAACTTGCTCACCTGGCTTAACTGGAAAACATAAGTGAGGTGGAAAAAATGGGTAACATAGGATACCAACATTCCCAACCGTGTCACCCTCTGGTAGCGATTCTGCGTTCTCTTCTGCTTCGCGTTGCTCATCTGCTGTTGGTGCGACTGTGGCGTCTGGAGTTTTCTTGTCGGCGCCGCCAGTTATCATTCTTGCAATAATAGAATTTCTAGGAGCTGTTGCCAGCATATCTGGCGAGCCGACAAGACTCTTCATTTCTTCAAAGTCTTCTTCGGAAAAAACGCTTAGATCATACAAAACCTCAACAACGACCGCCCTGTTAAAGATCTGCGTTGGATTAGCAGTTGCGTCAGTATCGGGTGGTGATGTAGCAGTAGGGTTCGCCTGTTGCGCAATCGCGTCTGTTCCTGATCCTCGTGCCATTATTCATCCTGGATTTTCGAAAATAATTCGTCTGCATTTATAGATGCATGCTCATTCTCTGATTTAGATATAAGGTCAGCTAGCTTTAGAAGTTGTTCATTTGATTTGCTCATTCTTTCGAGATATTTCGTCAGCGTGGTGCCCAGTGTGGCATGCTCAGTGGTTCCTTGACTCATGGTAGTGTATGCTTCAACGAATAGTATATGTGCGTTCTGTCTGTCCATCGAAGCATTTTCATAAATTTCTTTCCAAAGCAACTTTTTCTTATTATCGGCATGCTCGATCTTTTGAAGCACCCTATCGAATTCAGCTATTTTTTTATCTAGCTGTTCGAAATCTTTTACTGTCTCTTCTAACTTTTTGGACATAATCTTTACCTATAGAAGATCTACAATTCTATCATCGTGAACGATCTCTTTATAATGCTTTCTAATCTTTGACATTGAAACAGATAATTGCTTGGACGTCAAACCTGATATTTCACGAACATAAACGTATATTGCACGTTTATTTAAGAAGTCTAGATTATCAATATTTTCAAAAACAGTCCGAATTGCTTGAGCACATAGAACTTCATTTGGCTTCTTTACACGACCATCAATTTCATTAATAACGTCCATTATTCTATCACGTAATTCTCGTTCTTCTAAAATATCTTGTGGGGATGGAGCAACCTTACTTTCAGCTATCTTTGCTTTGTCTGCTGAATTTAGGATCGATAGATCAGACATGGAAACATGTCGGTGATCATTCTTCTTTGCATTACGACATCTTATTATCAACCAATTCTTTGCAACAACATTGAAATATGAAAAAGCCTTAGTTCCTCTAGCTGGGTCCCACTTATGGATGGTTTCATATAAAAAAGCAACACAATCACCCTTCATTGAAGCCATTGATTCATACGGAGAGTTAAACCCGTATACGAATATTAAACTTTCAGATAACTGTTCGAATGCTGGCATAATTTCTTTTCTATAAATTACTTCTTTTTCATCCCTGTCATCAGAATTTTGGTACGTCTCAATAGAAGCCTGTGTATCTTTGTTAAAATACATGTTACGCTTCTTGCCGGGATTTCTTCTAATTTTTCTTCTGGCCACAGTTATTCCTCCTGATCAATGATCCCGTTAGTTAAAACATTCGCTATGTTTAGGATTGCGTCTCTTGATCGTTTTATATCTGTATGTACTGTCTTTATTTGTGGACTATCATCGAATAAAGGAATTTCTAAGACTTCAGATATAGATGCATACCTTTCGTCTAAGACATCCAAACACTCTTCTACAGCATCCTCAACCTTCAAAATGGTAACACCAAATTTGTACGTATAAAATGTAAGCACAGAAGTACTAAGAAATAATAGGATGCAAATTATCGATAAGCTTATTTCAAGACCCGTCAATTAAACCCCCAAGCTTCTCATCATATATAGAAAAAATCTTTGTAAGATTAAAGTTCTCTGTGACGTGAGGAGCGGCTTGGGTGGCCCATTGAGTTGGTAAAGATGAACCATTTCGAAACTTATTTAGTCTAGACTTAAAATGAGATTCTCGTACCTCAGCCCATTGACAACCTTCAACGAATATACTTCCATCGATCTTGTCTGGGTGGACAGCGACAAGATCATAATCCAATGACAAAAATTTCACGCTCTTTAAAAAGTCCAAGTGGCCCGACCAGTTTGTGGCTATTATTGGAAGACCGCATACTGCTGCATCGAGAATCGGTAACCCCCATCCCTCACCACGAGTAGGAGCAACAAGAGCTTTAACATTCTCGCTTTTGTACAGAGATGTAATTTCACTTTCATCCATCAATCCATGAGCTAGATAAAATTTTGGGTACGGTCCTTGTCTTACTTGACTTACGACCTCTTTCAACATATTAGTGGAGTCTTCCCTATCTCTAACTGTAAGCCTTCCCATATTCGTCTTTACAATAACGCCGACATCTGGATCATTTGCGAATAATTCACATAACCACTTGATATTATAGAAAGTATTCTTTCTGTCTGTCTCAGGAGATGTACCGGTTATTTGTCCGAATATAAGAAAGTTAAATTCTGTAGGAAGCTTGTCTAAGCCGCTTAGTAACTTTTGCGAACCCTTAGTTTCTCTAAAGTCACATGTAAATGCTTCTGGAATAGCAGAAATCTTTTCTTCTTTTAAGCCATGTCTTATAAACAAATTTCTGGTGAATGTGCTAGGTACAACAATATGATCCATTCGATTACAGGCATCAATCCATTCTTGAGAACAGGCGGTGGTTTCAACTCCCGCAGTAATACCAATATTTACTCGAGCCAGGTTAGGATCCCATTCATTTGGCAATTGAATCTGTAAAGAAAGATCAATAGGCATTTGGGCCGGGAAGGGTGCTGTTTTTTCCATCACTTTCCCAATTAAGCCGTTTTGCTTATCTGGGTCGATATAAAAGGGTGTAATTCCCCATGGCAAAACATGACAATTAATATTCCATCCCTTTGAGTAAGCCCAAGCAAAGACTTGTCTTGCATGGACACCATAACCGCTGATTGAAAGCAATGGACCCCTTATAACGACATTCATATTATATTTCCCTTATTTCAAAGCGGTTAACGGCCCGGTGTCCTGACTCCCAATCTTTGACTAAATTCATTAAACTATCATGCCAAAGATCTATTGTCTTTTGCATTGCAAATTCACTTTGCACATAATCCCTTGCCTTGCTACCAAGACTATCACGCTCTTCACTGGACATTGAATAAAGTTTATAGAATGCGTCTGCTGTCTCTTCAACGGACGCGTAGTCTTCAAAGATATAAGGCACTTGTTGGGAGCCGACAATACTTTTTGAACGAATCTCTAAAGCAATCCCGTTTTCTGAATCATCACGATGGTCAACAACCTGTCGTGTTAATCCGCCAGTCTTAGCAGCAATAATAGGTTTCCCCACCTGCATAGCCTCAAGAGTCGCTAATCCAAAGCCCTCGGCAAATGCTATATTAATACAACAGTCTGATATGTTGTGAAGAATATTCATTTGATCAAATTCAATACGCTCTCTTGAAAAAGTAACCCTATCAATGACACCCAACTTCTTTGCAACCTCAACAAGATTAGGTCCTTCTTGATCGTACGGATCAGTGTGCATAAGAAGCATGGCGCTGTTCTTGTCTTCTAATTTATCTAAAAATAACTTCCATGCCCAAATGACATCAGCTGGTCTCTTTCGTTTAGCATTTCTATTAACCCAAAATGCAGTAAAGCAATTACGATTTTCGAAACCTAAAATCTTTTCTTTCCACATCTTTTTTTGATTTTCGGGCAAAGGGAAGAATATGTCATCAGGTAAAGCATGTGGAATAAAATTGGAGCGTTCCGGGAACATCTCACTCACGATTTCATATGTCAAATGTGAATGGCAGTTAATCAAGTCTGTGGATGCGTAATAGTGGTCGTTGAAGTCGGGTCTGGGGAAATTATCCCAAACGTGCCAGTACGCTATTGGGCATATTTGGTGAATCTCATCTTCCATTTCCCATAACCATGTAAAAAATCGTGGGTCAGTAAAAATAAAAAGAATATCTGGTTTTTCTGTCGCTAATGCCAAACGCAAAACATTCGGGTCACCAAAGCCATCAATCGGCTTGATGATAAAATCCTCGTTTACTTGGATTGCATTATAATCATTATGCTTCAAAGCGGCGCCGAATTGACGAACAGTCCAACAACCTTTCTTTATTAACCCCTCTATTAAAAATCGAGATTGACACCCGACACCCGAGGTGCTTAAGGCATGATCTGATAACATCAGTATTTTGTACTTCTTTTTTTCTAGCATCTAATCCTCGGCAGCGTGGATAATCATATTAAAGATCATCCCGAAGTATATTCATTCAACCCGGGCAGTGGGTCGTATTCTTAAATTCACAGAATCGACAAGAATTTCTATTTTTCAAGAATATTCCACGACGTACAGATTTAATCATGCTCCGAAGTATTGATAATGCATTTTCTTCGGCTTTAGGGCCGACAGAAACCTTTACTAGCTCACAAGAATCGCCTGGCTTTCCGCCGCGCTTAAGCAACACAAATCCACACTTAACTTCTTTTGTATCTTTATTGTTTTTGTTTTTCCAAAAAGACTTATACAGGGCTATTTGGGCCCATGTTAAAATATCTCTTCGCTTACTTGCATACCAACCTTTATCACCAGCAGTTTTCCAGTCAATAACATAATAATATTCTTTTCCTCGAATATTAACCTTTAATATTGCATCGATGAAACCCTTAAAGAAAATTTCATAGTTTGGAAAGAATTCATAAAGCTGTTCTTCTGCTGATATTACTTCATACTCACCAAACTCTTCTGTAAGAAACACTGGTAAGTCAATTAAAGATGTTGTTGTCCACTTTAACCAAACGTCTAAATAATCATGAGCCTTGGGTTTCCACCCTTGCGATTTTCTATGGTCTGCTTGTGATTGAATCCATTCTTCGGTATCAAACCCATGTTTTTCCCACTCGTCCTTAATGTTTTGAAGAGCAGCTTCGATGTCCATTGCTCCTGTTTTAAGAAACTTTTCTT